GGATGGTTCACAAATTTGTGGATCCTTGTAGTTGCCAGCATATATGGTATAAAGGGTACTCAAATTTTTAGAAACGGAGGAAAAAAATGAGACAAAACGGAGTAAGATCAAATGTCAGATTTCCATACGGAAGTTCAGGCACAAAAAAACAAGGCGCTAATGATAGACTAGATGAATCTCTAGGATCAAGAAGAGGAAAAGAATCTACTAAATCACAAAGTTATAAATCTAGAAGAGATGAATCTAGAGGAGCGAGCAAATAATGAACTCAAAAAGAATGAACAGACTGGAAGAACTTGGAAGAGTTGATTCAGAAAAAGCATACACTAAAAAAGGTAAAAGAAATCTTAAAGACGAAAAGAAAAGAATAGTTAATGAACTTAAAGATGGTGGTGAAGCAAAACAAACTTGGATTACTAAAAAATCTGATAAAACTATTACTAAACAATCAGTAAATAAACCTAAAAAAATAGAAGGTGCAAGTCAATGGATTACTAAAAAATCAAAACCATACATTACTAAAAAATCTCCAGATAAAATTCAAGACAGGGAAAGAGTACGTAAAGCTATGGGTGGTAGTATGATGCAAAGACCTATGTATAAAAAAGGCGGCGAAGCAAAATCAATGTATAAACCCTATAATCAAAAAGATCTTTTAGAGGGTGCTAAAAAAGCTAAGGAAAGAAACAAAAAACAAGATGCTAGAAAAAAAGAAATAAATGAAGCAGCTAAAAAATTTAAAGTAGGTGGAGGTGGAAAATATAAATATGGTCCACACAAAGTTGATGTAAATAGAAGAGCCACTGAAAGTCTTTTTGGTAGAGGTAAGATACAAGAAAAAATTATTAATTTTGCAGACAAGTTTGATAAAAAACAAGAAGAAAAAAGAAAAAATAAAAAAGCAATGGGTGGAAGAATTAGAAAAATGGGTGGTGGTTCTTTAAAAGCTATTCCTTCAGGCAATAAAGGTTTAAAAAAACTTCCAACTCAAGTTAGAAATAAAATGGGCTACATGAAAAATGGTGGTAGAGCTAAAATGAGAAGTGGTGGACTAGCTAAACGTGGGAGAGGTTGCGAGATTAGATAATGGCTAAACTTTGTCCCAAAGGTAAAGCTGCAGCAAAAAGAAAGTTTAAAGTATACCCAAGCGCCTATGCTAATATGTACGCATCAAAAGTATGTAAAGGTAAAATAGGCAAAAGAAAAAAAATGCGTGAAGGTGGTATGGTCATAGAGGATATGACTAGAACTATAGAAGTCTAATGGGCG